TGTCGCCTCCGGCCTGCTGGACTCGTCCGGTGTCAATCTTCGGAGCGGCCAGCGTGATCCCGTTCATCATAGATCCGGCCGCACCGGCTACCAGAGGCTCAGTGTCCTCCATGCCGATTGCAAGACCCTGTCCGATATATCCGCCGTACTCTTCCATGACCTTCGACGGGGATGCAATCATAAGGGAACTGGCAATGATGGAGCTGACAGAGTTTGCCAGCTGCATGGCTGCCGTGATCGCCTCGCTTGCCCGTGCGTTAATGCCGTTAGCCAGTCCCACTGAAATATTTTCGCCTGCAGCCTGACTGAAATCCGGGAGAGTCTCGATGCTGTGCGGCAGTTCGTCCAGCTTCGTCATGAGCAGATCCAACTGGGCGATGGATTCGTCAGAATCCGCAAATGCATCAAAAAGGTCTTGATAGGCAGCGGCTTCCTGATCCGGTGTCGCACCGTTTCTGACGATGTCCCAGTATTTCTGAGCCGCTTCTGCCTGTGCTTCGGTGAGCCGGATCACTTCTTCAGCCTGTGCCACATCGACTTCTGCGGCCGCCTTGGCCGGAGGCTGATAAAGCCCGTATACCTGCCCGATATCATCCGCATGCGCTGCGTACATAGAGGAGGCAGTAGAAGCATCCACGCCGGCCTCATGCATTACGGTTGCGATCGTCGCAGCAGCCTCTTGCAGAGTGTCTCCAACTTCCTCAGCCTTTGCGGCAGCTTCCTCATTTGCAGATGCCGCCGCTTCTGCTGCAATCGCATTTTCTCTCGCCTGAGAAATCTGTCCGATCATCGGCCCGAAGAATGTACCGAGACCAGCAACGACAGGCCCGAGTGCTTTTGCACCGCCTGCCAGAATTGACTTGATACTAATACCACCGGCAGTTGCACCTGCAGCACTTGCACCGGCAGCAGCACCGCCGACAGTCTTCACCGCGCTGATCAGCCGCAAACTGGAGTACAGTTTCGCCGCATTGGTGGCCGCCTCAAGCAGTCTGAGTCCTGCAATGCCGCCGGCGATCGCACCGAGCGTCTGCACGACTTTGTCCTTATCCTTCAGCAGATCAGCGAAGGACTGGACGAACGAAGCAACATTGCTCGCCGCATCGCTGATCACGGTACCGAAATCCTGCTCCGTGAATTCCTTAACGACTCCATTGACAGCCTCAGAGAGTGCCGTCATGGCCTGCTGGCCTTCGTCAGATTCGAGGAATTCGTGCATGGACTGAGCGGCCTTGCTGACCGCATCGGCCACAAGCTGGATTGTCGGAGCAAGTTCTGCCAGAACCTCCAGCTTCAGCGATTCCAGCTGAGAATTCATGTTCTCGATGCTGTCGTTGGCCGTTCCCAGATTTTTGACTTTGTCCTCAGAAATAACCGGTGCGGCATTTGCGTACTTGTCCCATTCTTCACGGCCTGCTTCAATCAGCGGAGCGAGTTCTGCATAGGATTTGCCCAGAACCCGCTGAGCAAGGATATCGCGCTTTGTGGCGTTTTCCTCTGCACCGAGGGCATCGATGACATCCCAGAAAACATCGTTGTCATCCCGGAGACCGCCGGACAAATCCTGAGTCGCCACATGCAGTTCATTGAAGGCCAGGGCAACCTCTTTGGAGGAGCTGCCCATGTTCTGGTTCAGCTTTTCTCTGGCTTTGATGATCGTCTCAACGTTCGTGTCAACGAAACGGGACGCGTACTGCCACTGCTGCAGCGTTGTGGTATCAATGCCGTACACAGTCGCATCCGTCAGCAGGTCATCTGCCCAGACGGTTGCATCCACGCCGGCATCCCAGAGAGCCTGTGCAAGCTGTGCGGCTTTTTTGATCACCTTATCGATCGTGTCATTGATCGCCTTAACACCATTGGCCAGTCCAGACCAGCCCAACTCTGACCCGATCGTCGACAGCGATCCGTACAGACTGGAGGCCATGCCGTCCACATTGCTCAGTTCTGCTTTTGCCGTGTTGGCATCGGTGGCAATCCCCTGCATGGACTGGCCCAGCTCTTCGTATTTCTTGCCAGCCGCATCCAGTCCTTTTTCGTTATTGGCGATCGCACCATTGATCTCAAGCACGGACTGCTGAGCCTCAGCTAGCTTTTTGCGCCACTCCATAACCTTACTGGAGTTCTGCTCATAACCAGCCTTGGCCAGTTCTTTCAGCATGCTCTGCGCCGTGCTGACGGCCTTTTCCTGCTCTTTGAGCTGTTCGTTGAGGATCTTTCCACGATCGCTCATCAACTTCTGAGCATCACCGGAGGCTTTAAATTCGGCCTGTGCCAGTTTGAGTTCCGAGTCCAGGGCTTTTGTGTTTTTCGCCGCGTCTTTCATCGCTTTGCTAAACGATGTTTCGCCCTCGACCTTCATCTTAACGCCGATCGTATCTGCCACTTATCTCACCTCCAGCTCATCGTCTTTATGAAATCGTCCTCAATGTCTTTTTCGGATGTCGGTACCCGATTATACCCACACTCCATGATCTGCCATGTGGCAAGCATATCAAACAGCATCGATGACGGCATTGCCATGGCCGTCTCCATGCTCAGTCCGATATGCATGGCCATGTAAAGCGTCATTTCGCAGGTTTGCTGGCCTACACCCCTGCTTTTGCTTTTTTTGCCGGTTTTGCGATCACATTCCGGTCACCCTGCATGACTTCTTTAAGGTCAGGGAAGACCCGGATCAGGTCATAGCTGTCGACCAGTGCCGAGAATTCCTCATAGGTCGGAGGATTCTGCACATCGTGTCCGGTCAGCGTTGCCCATTTGGCACCGAAGACCATGCAGCTGTGTACCAGGGCCATGCGCTTGTCAAAATGCTTCATGGCCTCGGCAAACTGCGCCTCATCCTCGCAGTCAACGCCGTAGGTATCACGCATCAGCAGCTTTACGCCTTCGGAGTACGCGATCCAGTACGTGCCGCCGGCAATCTCAATCTGTTTGGTTCTCATGGTTGTCTCCCTTCTTCAAAAAGTTCCCCCTCAGAGTCACCCGAGGGGGAATTGATAATTACTGACCAAGAGCGGTCTGCAGGGCAGTCAGAGCGGCAGCTTCAGTCTCGAAGTCCTGCCACATGCTCCACTTGGCCGGGACGCAATCATCACGCAGGATGGTGGCCTCGATGGACGGAGTCTGGAAGGATACCGTCTCACCCTGGGTCTCAATCGAGAAATCCGGCACCTTGAACTGGCACTTATAAAGCAGAACCACACGCCATTTAATGACGTTGTTGTGCACTTTCTTGATGATAAAACCAAGCCCCACATAGGGAGCCATGGAGTCAGCATCAAAAATCACGCCGGTCTCGCCGGTTGGCGTGCGGAGTCCGAGGATATCTTTCGCCACATCAAGCTCAAGCTCATCGATCTCCATAGTGGCAGTACCGCCGCCGAACATAGGCAGGGACTCCGCAGGGCCGTTGTCGGCATACAGCATTTCAGGATCCTTGCCCTCGGTGGTGATGTCCACATTGACGGCTTTGCCCAGCTTTTTGAGGCCGGTGTAGGTGGTGGTGCCGTTGGAATTCGCATACATTGCAAAATACGGCTGAGATACACCAATATTTGCCATATCAATTCACCTCATTTGGTTATTTTGTTGATTTCGTCGTCCATCTTTGCTTGGATTGCTGCAACAATGCGAGCATGTGCAGCTCTGGCAGCAGGACGGACAAACGGATGTTTTTTACGCATGCTGGATCCGGACTCAAGCGATCGGGCCAGCATCGGGAGTGGTACGCCGTTGGGCCATTTTTTCTCTGTGCGGCGCGTGTATCCGCTGACGGAAACTTTGGTATTCACCGCATCACCGGCAACCTCAAACCGCGCCACACCGAGACCAGCAATCATGTCTTCCTTGTCATCCGGCAGCAATCCGTCATACGGTTTCGCGCTGGTTGTTTCCGGAAGTGCTCTGATTGATTCCTCGAGCGCATCAAGCATCACCGCGGCTCCCTCATAGAGAGAGACCTTAGCGATCTTTTCTGCACCGTCTCCGAGCTGGATCAGCTTATCAGCAATGGTTTCTGCACCCTTGTAAGTCATGCTCGCCATGAGATCACCTCAGAACATCGAAGACCCATTCCCAGTGCGTGTACCCGGTTTCTTCTTCGTAGTGCGGACCGTACTCCAACCGCCACGGGCAACCGATCGAATCCATGGCGGCCTCGATTAGGTCGGCTTTGTCATCGCCACGGGAGGATCGGCAGAACAGATCCACGGTACCCTCCGGCATCTTTTCGGAGTGCTTGCCGTCCGCCATCATGGCGCGCCGGCCATCGAGTGCATACACGCCGTAATCTTCACGGAGCGCGTCAGCTTCCTCCCAGCCGCCCTCAGCAAAGGGAATGCCTGTGGATTCCAGGGCGGCAATCAGTTCGTCATACGTCACGATTTACCACCCTTTCAATCGTCAATTCGATCTTGTTATCCGGTCTGACATACGGCCGGATGATTCTGTACCGCTGGCCTTCAAAGATACATTCCCGTTCGTCCTGATATTCGGCATAGTTGCCCAGGATCAGAACACAGTACGGTGTGTATCCCTGGCTGAGTGCGGCATAGAATTCCTGCCGGTACACGCTCTGGACGGTGCAGGCGACCTCACGCTGGACAGGATCCGGAGCGTCGTACACTCCGCGCGCCCTGGGAGATTCCTGCAGCAGAGTCACAGTGGACGCTCTGATCATGCGTCATTCCCCCAGTTCGTGTATCCTGTCGCCTGCCTGAGCGAGCCTTTCTGGCTTTCGTAGGCCGCCATCATGACAGCATACTGGGAAGGATCCCTTGTCAGATAGAACTGAGCGCAGGCATAAGTTGCGACCGCACGCTGGATGAGAGGATCCGTTGTGTCAGTGGTGGCATTCGTTACACCTGCCGTCACAGTCAGATCCAGCAGGCCAGCATTGATGTAGCCGGTCAGCTCGGTGTCATATTTCGTTGTGGTGGTCAGCTGCAGCGCATTTTTCACCGCTTCCAACATCAGGATCACCCTTTTTTCGTTCTCTTAGTTTTTGCAGGCTTGATCTCAGCGGTCTCCGCTTCGGGCACTGCGGTCGCTGTTTCAACAGGCACTGCACTAAAAACAGATGTCAGGAAACTAGCCTCAGCCGGGGAGACCTCAACGATCTCCCCAGCGTAGTGCTTTATCCTGGCATCTCTAAGCAGCCGAACCTTCATCAGGCAGGCTTCTTAAGGTTGACGAAATGCCCGAGCTTCGTCACACCATGAGCGGCGAACTGACGGCCAAGAATCTCAACGATATCTTCCTTTTTACGGGTCATATCATCATACTTCAGTTCCATGGAGTCGCCGTTCGGATAGTTCACGCGAGCACCCTTCAGATCGCCAACGATGGCATAGACCTGACCAGAGGTCGCGGCGGTGTATGCAGGCAGATGGCTGGTATAAACTTTTTCATAACCGGCGAACGGATCCACAGCGAAGCTGCCGGCCGCATAAGCGGCCAGGAATTCGACTTCGGTCTGACGGTTCATAATGACCACAGGAGTGACAGCTTCCTCAGACAGCTGAGCGGCTGCAGTGGGGATGGTCACAACACCGGGAGCCATGGTCACAGCAGGAACGCCGATAGCGGACGCGCTGTTTGCAGCAGGAGCGGTGGTGATGTCATCCACAACCAGGTCGGCCAGCTTCTTGGTCACGCGGTAGGTAATTTCATCCCAGATGTAATCCAGGAATTCCTGACCCTTCATATCCTCGACTTCGTCGGAGAAGGATACCCACTTCTTGATGGACTCAGGGATCAGAGCGACCATGCCGAAGGTCAGCTCTTCTTCAGCGACAGCACCGGAGCCTTCAGCGTGCACGACAGCAGGGCCTGCAGTCAGTTCAAACGGGATCTGCAGGTTGCCGCGGATATAGGTCTTGGTCACACGGGACAGGATCTGATCCTTTTCCCACGCGGTTTCGATCTTTTCCTGCAGCGTGGTGGGCACCGGCAGCTTTTCACCGGTAATGCTGGCACCAGCATTTGCGGTCAGCAGGGAGCGCACCTCGGTGTCATCACCGGACTTGATATACCGGGCATAAGCTTCAACATACTCATTAGATTTCAGAAAATCGCGAAGTTCCATACGGTTCTCCTCCTTGTGTTCTTCTTTGATTTCGCCGGCACCGTCAGCAATTTCCTGACGACGCTTTTCCGCTTCTTCAGCGGCGGCTTTTCTGGTCTCCAGCTCAGCCTTAATGGCTTCGAGTTCTGCAGACCTGTTTTCCAGTTCTTCGGCAGTGGCACTCTCCGTCTCCATGCCGGCAATCTCTGCCTGACGCGCTTCCAGAGCGTCCACCGTCATTGTGGTAAAGTCAAACATTTGCTTTGACCTCCTCAATAAGTTTGTTCAGCCGCTCCAGAGCCGCCATCCGGCGTTCATTTTCGGCCTGTGCTGCCCGTTCTTCCATCAGAGCCTGCCGTGCACTCTCCAGTGATTCCTTTGCGCTCTCCAGCGCGTCAGAAACCCCACGGGCCTGAATGGATGTCTGAGCATATGCCGGGAACGTTACTGCAGAGACCTCAAACACGCGTCCGATCGAGCGGATATGGCGTGTCGGATGATCGCTTTCGATGTCGTCCCAGGCATCCTTGTCAACGGTAAACATGAACGACATTCCGGAAATATCGCCACGGTTTACCGCAGAGTAAAGGCTTCTTGCATCGGCATTGTTTTCGATGTCCAGATCCACCCGGATGCCCATGCCGTCGGCATCCACACTCAGCTGCATGGTCGAATGTTCGTTATTGTTTCTCGACCGTGCCAGAGGGATCATGTCGGTGTTATGGTTGACCAGGAAGCGCACATCTTTCAGATCAGTGACATCGAGTGCACCCCGGTCGATGATTTCGTCATACCAGCCCAAGTCGGTGCGCTGGTCAAAGACGATCGGACGGCCCGAAAGAAAATGGCCGTGTTCTTCGTTTTCTTCTGCTCTGACTTCAAAATTGAAAGAGCGGATTTCCTTATTCGGCATCGTCATTACCTCCTTCTTGCGCTTCAGCGACGTTGTAATACTCGCCACGCGCAGGAATCTGTGAGCCATACGGCTCCGGAAGCGGCGACAGGTTGAGAATGTCGCGCAGCTCATTACGAGTCATCAGACCACGGTCAGCGAGCTGGCTGATTGCGCTCAGTTTGTCGCTGTTGCTCATGTACTGGAGCCGGTTTGCCGTGAACCAGATCCGATTGCCGTACCCGGTGCGCTCTCTCTCGGTGTAGAGCATCCGCGTCACGGCCTCAGAGAGCTGCACGGAAAACCATTCCACAGCACCTTCGTAAAACGCCATCCAGCTGTCACCGAAAGCCTTATTCTGAATCACGTCCTCGTTCACAGCGAAATAACTGTAAACGTTGTTTTTGATCGTGTTCATCTGCTCCGGATCGACTTTGTATGCATCCTGCTGGATCTGTTTGATGTCCTTGTACGTGTTCGGCCAGAGCAGTACACCGCCGGATCCAGACCGGAAGTTGTGCTCATTAAACCGTTCACGCTCTTTGGCAAGATCTTCATCCGTCGCCCAGTTCGAGCTGGTCGCCATAAAGCGATATGTGGCACTGTTTTTGATGCCCTCGCTGATTCCCTGTCGCTGCATCTCGATCAGGTCGAGCGTCGGCTTGAGTGCGCTGTTATCCTCACCGAACAAATCATTGTTCAGCTGATAACGAGTCAGGATGCCCAGTGAATTGAGTTCCACCGCGCGCCGTTTGCCGTTGTCGAACGTAAACCGGACATACACCGTGCCGTGATCCTCAACCAGTTCCCAGCTGCGCGGCAGGATACTGATAATGCCGGTAGTCTCTCCGTAATCGTTGAGCACCGGCACAATAAAGCATGTATTCCTCGCATACAGGATCATGGCGGATCTGTACAGGAACTGTGGCCACGTCTGGAACTTGTTCGGCTGCACCATCAGCGAACTCCTCAGACCAGGCTTTGCTGATCCGCTGATATTCGGTGTCAGTTTGGCAGCATGTCGCCCATGGGCATCCAGTGCAGCTCTGATCAGGTCGGACTCAAAAATCGATCCCTGCCATGTGTGGAAGGAAGGGCGATAGCCGTCCAGAAGTGCGAACGTATGTTTTGCCGACAGGATCTGCTGCCGGTTTCCGAAGATTTTCTCAAAGAGTCCCATGCTATCACCTCTTTCTATTTTCGAGTTGCGGCCCAACC